ACCAAATGGTATGTTAGCCATTTTAGTTCTGTACTCATCTGCCTCCGCTTCTTTCCTATCATCTATCATAAGATTTCTGTAATCATAATCCATAATAGGTTCATCAAATTCTTCATTACAATAATCACAAACGTAAAAACAAAATCTATCAAAATCTTCACGTTCTTCGTAATCTGTGCCGCAACAACTACTTACTTGGTATGCCATATTTAATGTGTTTTCGTTAATACTTAGTTAGTTAATTTTTAGCAAAGATACAGCTTTTTTTACAAATACCAAATAATTTGTAAGTTTTTTTTAAAAAAATGGGATTTACTCTAGTATTTATCTTTATCCTTATCTTTATATTTATCTTTATCTTTATATATAAGGGTATTAAATACCCTATGTAAAGGGTTACTTAAGGGTTAAAAATAATGTGTTAGTCTTGCTACTTGACCACTTTGTTTATCGTGAACAAAAGCTTCGCAGGCTTTGTATGCGCCGCAAAATCCTTTGCGTGAGTGCCAACTATCTGCTGACGAAGGGCTTCTCATATACTCAACAGTTACACCAATATAATCTTTAGCGTCTAACCATTTGTGTTTTATTTTGTGATGTAAGTGATGTAAATACCAATATCTATATTTACTTTTGCTCCACATTTCAGGTCTTTCTTGCGCCATTAAAAGAGGCAGCTTATCCATCTTAGCTCCGTCTCCGTGTTCTAAACCAATAAGATTATCACCATAAGCATAATACTTTCTATTAGCTACGCTTATATCAAATTCTACATCTTCAGCTTTTCTAAACCAACTTTTTAAAGTGTGTGCTAAATGAAATCCTGATTGGTAATCGTGATTACTCATACTATGTATAACATCTACAGGAGCTATTTGTCTAAGAGTTTCTATACACTTAACATAGAGCATCAATGCTATTTCGTAATGTTCCCACCACTTACCATCTGTATCTTGATGTGTTCCTTTGGTAGTTGTATTATACACGTTATCAATGTGTAATACATCATTACCTATACAAAACAATACTCTGTCTATATTAAATCCTTGTGCTTTTTCTATAAGACCTTCTATACCTTCTAAAACACGCATCACAGCAGTTTCACAGTCATATTTCTCTCCTGTTTCTAACTCACTAGCATACTTACCTATATGTATGTCAGCAGGATTTATTACAAGAAGATGATTTCCTTTTTTTCTTTTTATAGGAGTATAAGCAGGAGAATATTCTTCTATGAAGCTATTTATTTTTTTAAAGATTTGGTTCTCACTTAGACCGTAATCTTCCTTTGTGACGATAGAGAATCTTAATTCTCCACTCATACTTTGCCAATGCTTTACACTAACGACATCATTCTTATCAATTCCTCTTTCTTTTAAGTGTAGGTCTAGCGCAGTATTTCCATTTATGTTTTCTAAATTATTGCCTCTGAACTCATTAATAAGCTCAACTTCTTCGGCAGAAAGTCTTAATCTTTTACCTTTTAATTTTTCAAGCATAATTTATAATTTTAGTTAAAGTAAATATAAAGGAAAAAATAACTTATAAAAAGAAAGAGTGAGAAGTTATTAACCTCTCACTCTTAATTACTGCTAACTAAAACCCACTATGAAAACACTCAGAGAAGGATTACAAAGTTAACTATATTTATTTAAAAAGCAAATTATTTCTTTGCTTTTGCAGTATCAGCAATACCTTGTCCTAAAACTAAAGCTGCAATACTCATAAGTATATTGTTTACTTCTGCTTCATTTAAGCCAAATTGCTCACTTAAAAGCGTTGTAAGACAACCAATTATTGTATACCAAAATTTCTTACTTTTAAACATTGTACCTATCAAAAACTTTTCAAAAAATTTATTCATTTTATCTATTTTTAATTACTAATTCAATTTTATTTTCTATCTTATTATCTAAGATTGTTTTCATTAAAAGGTTATGAGCATTTGTACTTTGGTAAATAACATCATCACCTCTCATCATACCTGTTAATATACAACCTCTACTATCTTTTGCAGAATTACCACGGTGAAACAATATGTATGTTCTATGAGGTACATCTTCTACAATTAAGTGTGTATAATCTCTGCTAGCACTTTCTTCAGCATATCTAACTCTACAATTATAAACGCCTTTAGGCACGCAAGATATACCTTTTTCATTGTTTTTCCAAGGAAGTTCTAATGTATGTGATATAAACTCTCCATTAAGGTAAAGCTTACCTATTATAGATTTGTCGCTAAATGTATCTCTTATAAGAAAAAGATTACAACTATTCATTAAATACTGCGTAAATTCGTACTCCTTTTACCTCAGCTATAAGCTTTTTAGTTGCTTTAACTTCTTCTACTTTATCCATATACTTTGGATTCTTAGAGTTTAGTTTTCTTTTTTTAGGCATATTATGCTGTTACAACCATAAATTCTACATCACAGGCTGCAGTATTTGCTTGTCCGTATATATGTGTTATGTCTGCTAATGCACCAAACGTACTTCCTGTTACAGCGTCCATTTCATTATTCATTAATAATAAACTTTCTCCTGCGGCTATTTTTAACCAAAAACTATCTGCTCCATTATACAATCTCAAAGTTACAAAATTTGTATCATCTAAATTTGTAATTCTAAAATAAACATAATCTGCTGCAACTCCTGTACCTGCGCCGTCAGCAGTATCAAACATAAATAAAGTTATTGGGTCAGCATGCATTACACTCATAATTCTTTGGTCAACTTGCCCTTTTGATGTAAATACTTTATTATTTGTGTTACCATAACTTACACCATTTAAAGTATAAGACTCTGTTATTGTTACTGTTAAATCTGATGCTGTTACTGTACTTGCCATATTATTTTTTTTGTTTTATAAATTGATAAATTGAGAATGATATAGCCATCACTAAAGAAATTGTAGATAAAACCTCGTTAATTTCTGTTAAAGATATCCCTATCGCACTTGCATTTGCCAACCCTACTTTTATTGTATCTTGTATTGTATCATTCATTTTATTTATATTAATTGTCATATCCTACTTCTATTCCTACTTTAAAAAATGCTGTTGCTGCTAAACTACATTTTACCATAGCAAACAACACATCACCTGCAGCTAAAGAGCTTTCAGGTGTTAAATTTCTTGTTACTACTACTTTATCATTACTTGATAAACCTTCTATGGTTAATTCATTTAAAAGTACAGGTGTTACAGGGTCTTCTATTCCTGAAACAAAAGTTACTTTACACAAAGCAACTGTTACTGAAGCACCTGTTGTAGCATTTGCTAATAAATAAATTCTTTTTAAAGTACAAGCATTATTAATTACTATTGATTTTACTTTAAAAAAATCACCTACATCTAAAGTAGCATTACCAATAGTAGAAGCTCCATAACCTTGGTTATATTCATTTGGAGATTGACCGTCAGTCATATTAGCTCCAAAATAATAATTTGCATTAGATGCTGTTACATATCCTTGTATGTCAAAACTTTCTGTTTTTATTTGATTTTTTTCTACCCAAACTAAACTACCATCAGTATTGTTTGTTCCTGAACCTATGTTTTTACTTAATAAAGTATCATTATTTGCAGATTCAAATCCTTTAGGATTATGTCTGTTTACGTCAGTTAGGTTTTTATGTTCGTTAGAAGCCATTTATTTATTTTTAACAATCTACACAATCACAATTACACCTACCATTATTATAATCAGAACCACAAGTAAAACAACCTTCTATACCATTGTATTTATATATACTATCATAAAATATCATACCGTGGTTTTTATATGTTTTAAGTCCTTTGTTAGGCTTGTTAGCTTCATAAGTTGGAAACATACCTGCTTGGTCTGTGCCATTTAAATAATCAATCATATCATTAGCAAAAATTTCTGCTTTTCTATATGTATCTTGTTTAAACGCATTATAATCACTTGGTGTAATTACATTAGAAAACTCATCTACATTATGAACAATACCGCTAGAAGTTATATTACTCATTATGTCATTTACTACTTCAAATCTTACAAACCAACATAAAGTATCTTCTAAATAATAATCCATAAATGTTTGATTATTAACAGTTAAAGTACCGTTGTTGTGTTGTAGTTTTAATTCTGCATAGAACTTATCGCCTAATAGCGACCTTATATGAGCAAGCTCTGCTAAAACAATAGTGTTTTCAGATACTAAAACAGGGTCAGTATTTTTATTAGTAAATGTTTTACTTATAACTTCTCCTGCTGTAACTAATGTTGTATATTGTTTCGTGTTTGCCATTTTATTGTTCTACTGTTATTTCTTTTGATTCATCTACTTCACCATCTCCATCTCCATCTTTTTCTGTTACAATGATTTCTCTATCTGCAACAAACATATCGCCATCTTCTAACATTGGTAAATCTTCATCTATCAACATTCTTTGTTCATT